GAACCCAATCACACGGTCTTTATAGGCTATATCGCTCGGTCTCACCCTACCCAAGGTCGTTTGGTTATTCTGATTCAAAACGGATACGAGCTAAACGAGTTACATGGTGTTCTCATCTCTTCTGAGGCTAATAATGATTTATTAGTTTATGAATCTTCAACTTCTCTTTGGAAGAACAAAACCATTTCTACCATCTTCGGAGGTACACCACTTGTGTCAGTACCTACCCTAGCACAGGTCACCACAGCAGGAAACACCACCACCAATGCTATTACTGTTGGTGGGTTGACAGTTGCTACTAATCTTATTTATACAGATACGGTTAATGGGAGAGTTGGTATTGGAACAACAGGACTTGTACCGGGCTTTTTACTAACAATAAATGGAAGCGTTTCAATTTCGGCAGGTCAAAGTTTAACTCTAGATCCTAGTGCTGGAATATATATGGTTGCATCTTCTAGTCAATTTAGAGTGTATACTGGAGCAATAGCAGCGTTATCTATAGCAAATACAGGCAATGTTCTCATCAATACCACCACAGACGCTGGATACAAGTTAGATGTGAATGGGACTACGAGGATGCAGGGTGCTGTTGTATTTTCAAATAGTAGCATATCAAATCTTATTTCACTACAATCAAGCACGTCAACATCTTTTATATGGCAGGGTAACAATACAAGTCTTGCATATCAGCAGAACAACCTAAACATACAACCATACACAGGTTCATTAGGCGTTCACATATCGAATTTAGATGGAACAACTATATTATATGCCAAAGCTTCTACTACAGGAGATAGTGCAGTTGGTGTAGGGACAATGAATCCTTTGGCAAAATTTCACGTTACAGGATCTAAAACTGCGGCCTCAGCCCTTGCACAAGGAGTATACTTTAACAACACACTCGTAGCAGCAGCGAATAACGATGTACTAGTCGGTCTTGATATTGCACCAACATTTACTAATGGTGCGTTTACGGGGGTAAGCAATATAGGTTTAAGAGTTAGTGGACAAGTTTTGTTTAATGCTTATGGTGCTTATAATACAGTAACTCCTACGTTAAGAATTGAAAATGTTGATACAAATAATGTTGCAATCCAAATTAAAGGAAATGTAGCTAACTATAAATATTATTGGATTTATGATTCTCAAACAACTGAAGGTATTTATAAATCAGATCAAGCTAGAATTGATTTCTATGGTGGAACTAACGTAGGATTTACATTCCGTAATAACTACGGAAGACTGTTTACTATTGTAGGAAGTACAGGAAATGTTCTCATCGGAACTACTACAGATGCTGGGTATAAACTAGATGTGAATGGTACTGCGAGGGTTGGTAATGATTTTACAATTGATAACAACAGGTACCTAAAAGCATATAGATGGACAAATGCAGACACTTCATTACCTCTTCAGTTAGAAAGCAATAGTACTTATAATGTAACAGGTATAAATTTTATATCATACAATAACAGTCTATTAAATAATACAAAAAGTTTATTTACGTTTGGACTAGCTTCTCCGATAACAACTCAATCAAGTGGTTCTGTAGATGTTGCTAATGTAATTAACATTGTTCCAGAAATAAACTTTGCCAATGGAACTCACACAGTACGTGGTATTTACTACAATCCAACTCTTACATCTCTTACAGGAACTACTCACAGAGCAATAGAGACTACGTCTGGTGATGTAATATTCAATGGAGGTAACGTAGGAATAGGAACAAGTAGTCCAACAGACAAGATCCACATCGTAGACAACACCAATGGAAATAAGTTTGGACGCATATCTGCTGGTGGTACAAACGCATCTGCCGCTTGGGTAGCACAGAACGACCAAGTAGACAACGTGGTGTATCGTGTGTTTGGTTCAGCGGTTACAGGTACACAGATGGGTATAAGTCTTGCACGCAGTGCGTCTTTGATGGCGAACCTCGGAGGAAGTGGTAAGTTCTTGGTTGGAACCTACTCGTCTACTGACTTTGTGATGGGAACTGGAAACCAAGAAAGAATGCGTTTGGTAGATACCACAGGTAACTTCTTGATCGGAACAACAGCGGACAACGGAAATAAATTGCAAGTAAGTGGATCAATAGACTCTACTGGATACAGTATAAATAACATAGCAGGGTATACAGGATTACTGATGATACCCGGAAACCCTCCGGGTATGCAAAATATTGACATACAGGGTGGAATTATTGTAAATATTTTCTAACTTTGTTTCATGATCAAGATTCAAGATGTTATCGTACCAACCAAAGGAACTGCTAAATACTTTAACCTATTGGCGTTGAATTTGCCATTGCCCGGAACCACTGCAAGCTTTTACTGGTCTATCCACAGTGAAGTTACTGTACCAGCTGCGGAGTCAGATGAGCAACCTACAAAAGAAGCTGGGGCTTCACTTCTGGATGGCAACATCACTATGACTTCAGAAGAGTATGCCCAATGGGGTACAGATGATACATACGCTATAGACTGGGCACTAACAAAATTAGGATTTACTAAATTAACTGTATGAAAATAAACATGGACAAACCCATCCTTGGATTGGATGGTAAAGAAATTGAGGGAACTCATCTAGGAAAAATTATTGCTCAAACCTTGGCTAGTGCAAGCAAAGGTGACGCTCTTAAGTTTTTTACTTGGGCACAGAAGTTGTACGCAAGTGAAGAGTTAGAGTTAGATCCATCGGACACCGAAACTTTGAAAAACTTTATCAAGGAAGCTGAAACGTTAACCATTCTGACTAAAGCTCAAGCATTAGCGGAGTTTTAAATTAAAACTTATTTTTATTTGCAAGGCAGCCAATTGGTTGCCTTTTTTATTTTTATTACTTAAATTTGTTTTATGCAAGAAGTATTCTCACGTACAATAGATTTTCAGAGTGGTTTGACAGGGTGTCAAGTTATCTCCAATACATCAGCCAATACAGGAGCCTTTCAAGGGTTCGTAGTTAACTCCGATGCGGTTGTTGCTCAAGTATTGAACCCTGCTGGAACAGATATAACCTCAGCATTGGGTCTCAGTTCTGTAACTCTTAAACAAGGTATGCTCATCACAGCAGCCAAGGGGTCTCACTTCTCCTCAATCACCTTAACCAGCGGTAGTATTGTAGCTTATCTGAAATGATAGGAATTGGCTTACATATTGGTAATCGTGTAATGGGTGGCGGTGCTGCCCCGGCTACTTTGTTATTGGATTTATATCCCAACGCTGCTTCTGCTTATTCAGTTAGGAAATTAAGAACTGCCTACACAGGTAGTGCTATTCGTGTGCGTAGGTCAAGCGATAATACCGAGCAAGATATAGGATTTACCGCATTAGGCAACCTTGACACAACTTCTTTGACTTCTTTTTGTGGTGCGGGTAATGGGTTTGTTACAACTTGGTACGACCAAAGTGGAAACGGGAACAATGCAACGCAAACCACCGCATCCAATCAACCACAAATTGTAACTAGTGGGTCAATAATTACTGAAAATACTAAATCTGCGATTCAATTTACAGGAGCAAACACGAACTATATGGTTTTTAATAGCACCATAAGTACAAATCCATTTACGATTTTATGGGTAAGTAAAAAATCAAATCAATCAGGTACTACAAGTATAATTTTGGCGGGTTCAAGAAACGCAGGTGATTATATGGGAGATGATGTTGATAATGAAGGGAATCCAACAGCGTACACAGGTACTGGAATAATTAGAACATCCCTTTCAAATACCTCCGCACCAGGAGGAGAAAATACTCAACATTTAGCGTACTTGAATCGTAGAAATTCAACCCAAGCAGTTGGTCAATTTAATAATTCAAATAATTCTTACAGTAATAGCGTTTCCAGCAATAATGCAATTATTGATTCGATTGCTTATTATGGTTCTAATTATAATTTTGCAGGTGTTTTGCAAGAAATAATAATTTATACAAGCGATAAAAGTTCTGATAGAACAGGTATTTCAACTAACACAAATACTTACTATGGCATCTATTAACGGCTATCAATAATGGCTTACGTTTACCGACATATTAGATTAGACAAAAACCAACCATTCTATATTGGTATTGGAAGTGATGAGCATTATTACAGAGCAACGGCCAAATCCCATAGAAGCAAAATATGGAAAGGCATAGTGTCAAGGACAGATTACAAAGTTCAGATTATGTGTGACGATATTACATTTGAAGAAGCAAAGGTTAAGGAGAAGGAATTCATATCATTATATGGAAGAATTAATTTAAGCACTGGAACTCTTTGTAATTTAACAGATGGTGGCGATGGAACTTCGGGGCAAGTGTTTAGCGATGAACATAAGCAAAAAATAGCACAAGCGCATAAAGGTAGAAAGTTGTCTGACGAACATCGTAAAAAACTAAGAGAAAGCGGTAGAGATTGGAGTTTGACTGAAGAACAAAAAACACACTTGAGTATTATCCAAAAGGGAATACCAAAAAACAAAGAGAAGTCTGCAAGAGGGTTAAAAAGCGGTGTTTCAAGACAAGTTCTTGATTTATATACTGGAGTGTTTCATGAAAGCATTATGCAATTTGCTTCACTATATTGCATTAATTATCAAACTGCATTGCAGGGCTTAAAAAGAAAGTCTAATAAACAATACTTAATACTATGACAATTGGTTACCAATATAACACCGAACAAGAAGCAATCAACGCTCGTGAGGCGTGTGATGCTTACTATGGCATCCCAGTTTCGCCCGATGATGTTACGCAGAATTGGGTGGACTATCAGTTTGCAGAATTGAACACACCACAATTTTGGTATATTGTTTTCGATGAATCATTAACCCCTGTTCTTGGAACACCGAGTGAGTTTGAAGTTGTAACACCACCATTTCCACCATTGGAAAATTAAATTAAATTAAATAAATTAGCCATATGAAATTCTTTCAAATTTTCAAAGATGAGCATGATAAATTTTCTGCGAATCGATTCGTGGGCATTCTATGTTCAATCGCGTTGTGTGTGACCATGTATCACAATTCTTTTTCAGAAGAGCATGTGGCTCCATCTGCCATTTTGGTAGAAGCAGTGGCTGCACTCGCTTTTGGTGCTCTGGGCCTCGGAGCTGCCAATAAGATATTTAAGAAGAAAGATGGCAACCAAGAGGGATAATCCCATTCCGAAAACCACTAGAGGAAAAAATGCTAATTACCTGCCCACTAAGAAGGGTGCAGGTATGACGGCTAAAGGTGTGGCTGCATATCGCAGAGCAAACCCCGGATCTAAATTAAAGACAGCTGTCACTGGTGAAGTGAAAGCAGGTAGTGCAGATGCGAAGAGACGCAAATCATTTTGTGCTCGTAGTGCTGGTCAAATGAAAATGTTCCCGAAGGCGGCTTCAGATCCAAACTCACGTTTGAGGCAGGCTCGTAAAAGATGGAAGTGCTAATGTTTAACTGTAATTTTGTAGCTAAGAAGCTAGAACACAACAACTCAAAACCCACCAAGCCAAGTGGTAAGGTGAAAGTATCAAAAAATAAACCAAAGAAATAATATCATGGCTATAAAGAAATCAACCAAAAAAATGCAGCCAAGTCCTCCGAAAAGAACATATACTGCAAAGGATTCTGCTCAATATGAAGCAATCGGAAAACGATTTGATACAAATGTGAAAAAATTCACTAGTGCTCCCACAAGAACATTGAGATCAGGTGATCAAACTATTCAAACCAAAGCGGGTCTTCCATATGACTTACAAGGAACAATAAGAAAGCAGGCGGATAGTATGATGAGAAACCCATATCACGATACAGCCAAGGAAAGATTCAATAAGGCAAAAAGCGGTGGACTAAAGGGTACTAAGTCTGCACCAAAGAAAGCAACTGCTGCTCCATCTAAGAAGACTGTTGCTACCAAGAAACCAATGATGAAATCAACAAAGAAATGAAAAAACCAATAAAGAAAGCCGTAGGTAAGAAGATTTCTGAGTACGGTGGTATGGAAAAGTACACTTCTAAAAAGGCTGAAATGAAGCACGAAAAGAAAGAGGGTAAGAAAGTTGAAGCCAAAGAGAAGATGATGTTCGGCAAAATGAAAAAGAAAAAATAAAGGCTATGAAACAACCAAAACCAATGTATGGACCTGCGAAGAAAGTCTCAGCCATGTCCGAAAAAAAGAAAATAGATTCTGCAATGCAGATGGCTAAGAGCAAGTCAAACATCAAAAGTAAAATGGCTGGATCTTCAATATCTAAAATGAAAATGAAAAAGTAATGCCACTAGGAAAAAGCGTATCTAAAAATATTAGCGAGCTTATGAAGAAAAACAAAGCGTACGCTAAGCCCGGAGGTAAAAACCCACGGAGTAAAAAGCAGGTGATCGCTATTGCCATAAGTGCGTCTAAAAAAACGAAAAAGTGAAACTATCACTACTGGCTAAGTGCTCCCTATTGATTGCGATTGCAATCATGATGACTTTCTTCGGGGTTCAGAGTGCAGTAGTATTTGGATATTTTAAACCATCGTTATTAATTATAGAGTTTGGGTATGGATGTATTATTGCATTCATACCTTTCTTTTTTATAGGGGCAGTTGAGTTTGTAAGAAAAGCACAATACAAAGCACAGTCAGTTGACGATACGCTACTGGCTATTAATTTATCTAACGCATTAGTAGAACTAGATACAGATGGGAGTATTTTAAATGCTAATGATATATTTTCAGACATCACTGGGTATCGCAACAGTGAACTGAAGCAAATGAATCATCGTGATTTAATTCATGATTTTTCGCAGGAGGAACATGTGAGTTTATGGAGAAATCTTAGAGCAGGACGGTCTGTTTCAGGTGAATTTAAAAGAAGAAATAAAAAAGGTGAGGCAGTTTGGATTTACGGGAACTACAACCCAATTATGGATCCTTATGGTGAGGTATATAGGGTGCTTAAGATAGCAACAGATATAACCGCTAAGAAGAACATTGAGGTTGAAATCGCAAAGAAGAATTCTTACTTAGAGCATGCGGCAAAAATATTGCGTCATGATATGCACTCTGGTATTAATACGTACATACCCAGAGGCTTGAGTTCATTGAAACGAAGATTGACTCAGGAGCAAATTAAAACATTGAAGGTGGATGCACCTCTAAGAATGATTGAGGAAGGTTTGGTACACACACAAAAGGTGTATCGTGGGGTTAAGGAGTTTACGAATCTGGTAAAAAAAGATGCTCAGTTAGAGAGGACTGAGTGCAACTTAAAAGAAATTTTACAATCTTATTTGTCTAGTACATCATATGAAAAGCAAGTGGTTATAGATGATATGCCCACTATTTTAGTCAATGAAAGTTTATTCTGTACAGCAGTGGATAATTTGATCCGAAACGGTTTAAAATACAACGATTCGGCAACAAAATTAGTCCATATCTTTGTGGAAAATAACTATTTTGTTATCCAAGATAACGGAAGAGGGATGTCTCAGAAAGATTTTGAAACATGGTCTCAGCCATATATTCGTAAAGAAGGTCAAGCAGAAGCCGGATCTGGTTTAGGTTTGAATATATGTACGGCTATTATGGAAGAACATGACTTCAAAATAGAGGTAGAAAAACTTGATGTGGGTACAAAAATTAAAATAAGATTATGATTGATTCTATACTATTGGTTGACGATGAAGATTTGTTTCATCTTGTGTTTGAAGATTCTTGCAGTCTTTTAGATATAACTCTAAGTTTACAAAGTTTGACTTCTTCTGACGAAGCTGATCGCCTATTTAAAAAATGGTTTGATGAGGGCCCAGAAGAAGATAAACCCGAGTGTGTATTCGTAGATTTAAATATTATAGGTTCTTCTTTTGATGGCATTGAGCTGATTCGTAAGATCAATGGCGAATACGGAAACGGTGTAGTCATAGGTATCATCTCTTCGTCTGATGATAAACAAGAGATAGAGAAAGCTAAAAAGGTTGGAGCACAGTTTTGGATTATTAAGAGTGATGAGATTGAGCCACGCTTAGAAGCTTTCCGTAAGGACTACGATGGCTATAAAAATAAAACTGCTCCCTTTAAAGTGTATAAGTGATATCCTTTGGTAAAGATATTGAGTCCGACTTAATCTCTCTGTACAAATCTAAAAAAGTTGCACTAGAGGGAAACTTACTGAAAGTAATTAAGACTACAAATAAGGAGTTTCAGCAATACATAGATGAGGCAAAACAAAGAGATAACGAAACTAGAAGGAAGCGATTAGAAATAACCAAGCAAGTCCAACAACAAAATAAGGATTTAATAGATAGCCAAGCAGAAAGAGAGAAGCTCATGGGCGAGCTACAGGTTGCTTTGTCGGAGTCTGTTAAGTTACGAGATGCTGCGGTAGAGGATTTAGAAACCTTACAGAAGAGAACCCAGTTTGAATTAGTTGGGCTCATTGTTAAAGTGGCGTTAGGAATCATCGGAACTGTTGCATTTCTGACATCTCTCTTGTACTTTTACGTTATATCCAAGGGGTTGGATGCCAAGATTATAGAGAGTACTTGGTCTAATCTGTTTGGTATATTGTTGACGAATTCATTTTCTATTATAGGAACCATCATGGGAGTTAAATACGCATCAGGTGAAAAGAGGTAGTATAGAATGGATTGACAGCATGAATCGAGCTGCAGACAGCATGGCTGATGCAATGCTCAAGAGTTACCGCGATGATCGTGATAAGATTGATACCAATGAAGTCACGTCAAGTATTGTTGAGCCATTGGATACCGAATACAATTGGTATACGGAAGCACAAAACTATGTAGTTCCAGCATTTTTTGTTATCATTTTATCCTTGTTGATCTTTGGGATAATTACGCTAACTGACTCAGAGAAAGCAAAACGAGACAGAAAAAAAGTTCGTTTGCTAGATTTTTTAGATGAAAAAAATAAAAATTAATTTTGTATTTTTGTTATCATGGCTGTTGCAAAAGTTAAAACGAATCCGCTGCCAGTTTCTTTTGATCAATTCAAAAAGAATCCTGTTGCTGCAGTGGCTTTTTGTATGTTGGTGGCTGTTAGCTATCTGTATTATGACGTTAAAACAGGTTATGCGGATCAGATCCAAGTCTCTAATGAAAAGATTAAGGCTTTGGAAATTAAAGTTGATCGCATGAATGCTGCTTTAAAGAAAAGTGATAGTGCACTTGCTGCAGCTATAACGGAGTTAAGAATTATCAACACAGTTAAAAAGCTATGAGAGCGTTAATTGTTGTATGCTGTGTCTTTCTGATTATGATTGAAATAGCATTTCCAGTTGGAGCGGTGACATCTCCTCCAGTGGATGAGATCGACATGATGCTGGCGAAAGTCCAAAAGAATTTGGCGATGGCTTCTGAAGTCACTAAAGTAGCACAGAAGACTAGCGAGAAACTGGTAAAAACAAAAGTAGAAGAGAAGGCTGAACTCAAAGAGGCAGTAGTAAAGGCTGAGGAGAAGGTAGAAGCAATCAGCAAAGTAGTAAACGTGATGGAAGATAAGATGGAACTGTATCAAGTAAAAATGATCAGTAAAGGTATTGATACATCTTTTGAGCAAGTAGAGTTCAAAGGTCCAATCTACGAAGCGTATTTGAATTACGTTGAAGAAGGTGGTACTGAAGATTTCGGTTATTTTCGTTTATACTTATGGCAGCCAAAGTAAAATCCTCTAAAGAACTGGCTAAGTGGAAACCCAAGCCAAAGATTAAGCGTCCGGGAGTAGTTTCAAAAAAGAAGAATTCTTCTTTGAAATCTAGTAAAAATTATCGGAAAGCTTATAGAGGTCAAGGTTAAAAATAATTATATTTGAATATCATGTACGGCAAAAAACCAACCCCGATGAAATCCACTATGAAGCCAGTTGGTAAACTGACTAAGGTTACAATGAAACCTGTTGGCAAACTAACTAAGGTTACAAAAAAAGTGGTTAGTAAAAACTCCTCAATGGGAAAATCTACTAAGTAATGGCTACTGCGAAAAAGACCAATCCCAGTAAATGGAAAGCCATTGTTGCTAGTGTAAAAGCTGGCAGTAAGGGTGGTGACCCCGGGGAATGGTCTGCTCGCAAAGCTCAGCTTGCCACACAGCGATATAAGAAATCTGGCGGTGGATATGTAGGCCCAAAGAGTTCAGATAATTCTTTGAAGAAGTGGGGTGATCAGAAGTGGAGAACTTCAGATGGTACGCCATCAAAAGGCAAAAAAAGATATCTGCCAGATGCGGCATGGAAATCTTTGAGTTCAGGAGAGAAAGCAGCTACTAATAAAGCAAAGGCACAGGGTAACGCAAAGGGTAAACAGTTTGTGGCTCAACCTAAGAGTATTGCTAAAAAAGTAGTTCCTTTCCGTAAGTAATGCGTGAAGTCGCCATATTCCTAGTAATTTATTTCACTTTTCTATTTGCGTTTTGGTATTTTATTGATCGCCATTTGCGAAATAAGAAAAAATAGTATATTTGTTCACTTAAAAACATGAACGAAATAGCATTAACACCGGACCAAGCTGTAGGATTACAGCAATTCGTAGAAAGTCATTTGGACAATTGCATGGAATCTATTGATCGAGATGAAGAATTTGTAACAGAGGAGGGTGCTCTGTTTGAACCCTACGACATTTTTTGTGGATGTCATGTATGTGTGACTAGAGAGTACATTATGGCAACCTTTGACTACCTAAAGCAAAACAACATTATAGATATTTATGTCGAAGACATTAAAGAGTAGTTCAGTGGCGATAGCCATTGTTTGTACAATGGTGTTGATGAGTTGTTCTGCTCAGAAAAGATATCAGAGGCTGATAAAGAAACATCCAGAACTTATTGAAACTGATACAGTTACAGTAAAGGATACGATTATCAGAGAAATAAAAGTTCCGGTGCCAGAGCACAAGGATTCTTTTATTATTAGCCACGACACTATCATTGAAACAGAACGCTTGATTATTGAAAGGCGTGGAGATTTTTTCGGGGTAACAGTAAAACCAGATACTCTTACTGTGAGAGATACAATACATCGTGAAGTTAAAGTACCGGGACGAATCGTAACATTAAAAGAAACTAAATGGAGTATAACTTGGATTATTTTGGTAGTGGGTCTGATGATCGGGATGTTCATCAGAAGGAAGTAAAAGATAATGTTAATCACCCGACTCACTATACTCAAGGTAAAGTCGAATGCATTGACGCTATAGAATCAGCCACAGTCAATAAGACTGGCTTAGATGCTGTTTGTACAGCAAATATTATTAAGTATATTTGGAGGTGCGAAAATAAAAATGGTTTAGAAGACTTGAAAAAAGCACAATGGTATCTTGATAAGTTAATTAAGCACAATGAGCAAAAAAGAAATAGAACAAGCATTTAAGAAACTTGAGGAACTTATTTGCTGGTATGAATACTATAGTAGTATTGATAACCCTATCGAAGCAAACAGGGTTCAAAAAGATATAGAAGTACAAAAAAAATTGGTGAAAGACTTGAAGAATGGACAAATTAAAGAAATTTCTGGCAAGTGAGAATCTTACAGAACAAGAAGCAATTGAAAGATTGCAAGCACAAATGTTTGATCCTGCGAAGGATTTTTATGCGACATTAGTATCTGCCTCACGGCAGTTAATGGATGGAGTCAAATCTAAGACTATTGATTTAGATGATCCATATTTTAAAGCACTATTTCAGTTGTTGCAAGCTGGCGATAAGATTAACAAGAGTCTTAAACTAGCACAACTAGAAGCATATCCATCGCAAGAGGAAGATCCTGCAGAAACTGAAGGTTCTCTTGCAGATCGATTAGCGTCTAGTAAAAAGAAGTAACACATGGAAATTGTAAATTTAAAACCAAAGGCATCTAAGTTTGTCTACGACAAATGGTATAGTAAGTATGGGTTAAACCCAAATGCAACCAACAAGGAGAAGGATCTGTGGTGGGGCAAAGAAAAAGAATACTGGACAGAAGGTAGGTTTGGTTTACAAGCGGCACATTATTTCATGCTGACTCAGGCTAACATCAAGACGGCCATGGGTACACGAATTCGACCTGTTTGGCGTGATCTTGATGATCTAATCTATGGTTCATATCACGAAGCCAGAAATACTTTCTGGGACCTGATGGTGACTAAAAGACGAGAAGCTGGTTTGTCATTGACATTTGGCGGTGTGATACCGATTTGGATTGCATTTACTCACCCCGGCTCAACATCATTGTTGACATCTGCTGATAAATCTCGATTGGAGGAGATGTATAAAGATAAGCTCCGTGTAGTTTTCGATGGTATAGATTCGTACTTTAGACCGGGGGTTATCAGTACAAGACAAACTGGTTATCTTCACATGGGTAGGCTAGACAAAGCTACTGGAGAGATTGCTGGTTTGGATTCTAAAATCGTGACTCGTGATACGGTAGAACAACCTACTTCACTTGAAGCATTTCGTGCAATGCACGTTTTTCTCGATGAGTTCTTTTTGCATCCTTATGCAGATAAGGTTTATCGATCAGCACAAGCGTCTACAAAAGACGGTTTTGTAAAGGTAGCCCCAATTGTAATGGGAGGTAGTGCAGGGGAATCTTCTGTAGAAGGACAGAAAAAAGGAGCAGAACTTTGGAAAAATGCTGAAGTAATTAAAATGCTTACGGTATTTCTACCGGGGTGGATGGGGATTCAGAGAGCCCCAGAACTGGATTCAAAAGGTAGAGAGACTGGAAAGATACTAAACTTTTGCCCTAATGGTCATAGTGATGAGCAAGCCGCCACAGAGTGGATTGTAAAGACTAGGGATCAACTAGACAAGTTAGAGGATAAAAGTTATCTGGAATCATTTATCAAGCAATACCCACTGAGTATACAAGAAGTATTTACTTCTAATGCAAAAGGTGCATTGCCTCAAGATGTAATGTCCAAGTTGACGGAAAGAGAGCGTATTCTTTTGGCAAGTCCAGCACCTATCGAAAGGTGTGATCTAATTGCTACGCTAGAGGGTAAGATTGAAATCAAACCTAGTAAGAGTGGAAAGATTTTAATGCTCGAACGCTTTAACCCAGAGCATAAGTACATTGGCGGTATGGACCCGATTCCATTCGTATCAGCAAAACTAAATGATGGTTCTGATAACTGTACTGTAATCAAAGATTTAGAGACTGACAGATATGTGGCGATCTATAAGGAGCGAGCTTTAGATCCAGATATCATTATGAAGAACACAATGTTGTTGCAGGATTACTATGGCAAAGCGAAAGTCAACATAGAGGTCAACCGAGGCGGTGTGATCCTAGATCAATACAAACAGCATAACCGTTTGGATCTCTTAGCTACAAGACAAACATTGTTAGGCAAGGCATTTAATAGTGGCGACAGAACATTCGGTTGGTACAAGAGCGATGCGACAACTGAAAGAGGTAACTCATACATCATCGATTACTTGAGAAAATTCTGGGACTGTATTTTCTTCACAGAGATTATTGAAGAAGCCAAGAATTATCTCGCAGACAACACTGACATCATAGATGCCATGGTATCATGCGAGATATTTCATAAGCAGATTCTTGAAAAGAAAAAGCGAGATCGAGGTCCTGAGTTGATGAGCAAGAAGATCCCCATGATTCAGATGATTAACGGCAAAGCTGTTAAGACATGGGTCGATGTTAAATTACAAAGATAGATTTCTCTCTGGTCTGATCTACAATGACTTGATACAACCGTGCATACATGCGGTTCGTATCAACTAGGTCGTTGTGCTTCTTGCATGCGTAGAGAATAGTGCTATGATCTTTAATGAACCATGATGCTACTTTGGTACAGCTGTACTTAAACTCCTTATGCAATAAGTAGATTACTTGCCTTTGGCAATCAGTTATATCGGTTAGTCTTCGGTTACTGCAGAATTCATGCAGATCAATTTCATGTTTTTCACAGGCTAGTTTTATTACTTCCTTGACCGAAGGTGGCAATATGTTGTAACTCATTGGTGCCGAAGGTCGTTTGCGTTTTTGAGGTTTCACTTCTTCTAACTTTCTGGTTCTAAAATCCTTGTAGATTTTCATCGAATGAATTTTTCTGACGATTTTATGTTTGGTTAATGAGTCCAGTTTCGCTGTATTTACAATAGCTTCGATCATTTCGTGAGTGTAATCGTGAATAGTCATAATTTAAAAGTTAAAGGATAATTGTTTAGGTTCAACTTCGTTGATAATTTTATAGCATTCGTTAACAAAGAATTCGTAGTTTACATGGTAAAGTTCAAAGTCATCTACAGGGAAATAGTGATTGAATAAAACAGTGGCTTGATTGGCTAGAAGATTGTGTATGCGACCGTCTACGTTTACTTTCCAACTCGTTCCACCGCCTTGGGTGCACGGATAATATCGCAGAACTTTACCGTAATTTTTCTGAGTAACCTCTCCCTCTTCGGACGAATTGAAAACTGCTGACCAGCCTTTATACGCTTTATATCTGCCACAAAAATCATAAATGTTTTTAGATGCTTTAATTGTTTCTTGGACTGGGATATTATTAACGTAGTATTGTTCTAAAGCTTTTGGTACAATTAGAAAAGAATTGTCTTTATGAAATTCCTTTTGGGTTTCAAAGATACCTTTCTTTTTGATTTTTCCATCTACTGAGATCGCTAAATAATTGTTTACATCACGGATAATTATCTTTTCGTATTCTGAAGACTCAAGGATCAACCCAGTCTGTGCCATAAAGTCTTCGTTGATTTTGTCTAGCAAGGCTAAAGCCTTTTTGGGAACACGCACAGTCACACCATCTGTATTGATCTGTAGAATCTGAAGCCCCTGTATATGATTCATATACTTCTCAGACAACATAGTAAGTGAGAGCTGACCATTCAAGGTGATACTATAAAAGTAGTAACGATCAAAGAATGCTGAGTTAACTTCACCAGTTTTACCGAACACACCATTCAACGCTAGTTTTAAACCTGCATCTTGCGTAGAGTCTTTTTGTTTTTGAGCAAGCACACGCTTTTCAAAGATCGAGTTGTAGGTAGTAATGAATACCTCCCGAGGGATATGCTTGGGATACAGATTATTTTGTATGGCTAAGTTGGGATAGTAAGACTTCACATCAAAGTCAAGGATGACATAGTTGTCATCACGAACGTAAATGCCGGGAGGAATGCAACCATGAATCCCACCTACGCCATAAAAAAAGTGAAAGCCTTTGTACTTGACATTGTATTTTAATTTTTGGGTGTCAGACACTACAGTCCACTTAATCTTTTCTAGCAACTGCTTAAACGGCTCACTTTCAAACTGTACATAAGGCAGAATACATTTACCTAAATCAACTGTTTTATCGTATGATACCTTTTCTTTCAGCTCATTCTTACGAATGCCTGATTGCTTTCGGATCTCGTGCAAGAAAATCTCCTCACCGATTGCAATGTCTGGCATGTTGAGCATGAACTTTTTGTACTTCTTACCCAGCTCTCTTCTGAAGGATAGCTTGTCAAGATTCAATTCATAGAACTTTTTGGTACTTAGCACATCATTCATGTTGTAGCTGAGGATCTCTTCAATCATGTCCTCAGTAACTTCTACGCTGTGCTCGAAGGGCATGTCTTGAACATTCTCCCAAAAGATACTGCACTGTAATGCTTTTAGCGATGTGGACCTGTTCTTATTGTTGTAGTGGTTCAATAAGAATAAATCAATCTCAGTATTACCTCGATAGAACTCTTTGGTTTCACTCTTGATCAATGACTGAGTCATTTGATACAAATTCAAAAGTGCAGAACGAATGGGAATCTTCTTCCACTTTTCATAGTTGTCAGTGATAAAATCACAAACCACCCTATCAAAATGTACATTGTTGTAACCAATTCGGTACTTGGGCTCTACTAGATACTCGTAGAGTTTGTCTATCATATTTTGGCTTTCGTGAACAACAAACACATTTGTCTCTAATGTTTTAACATCAATGTCCGTGTACGAAAAAAAGTTTTGGAATATTTCTATATCATAAACTACTGTTCTCATTGTATTTAATTATCATTTGGGTATAAATAGTTCGGGTCACCGGATCTATCAAGATGGGTTCATAAGAACCATGAGCACGCAACCAGCCATAGCTTTTTATGACGATTGGTTTTGTGTCAATATAAATAATCACATAGTCTTTGAAGGAGCGAACCTCGTACGCTTTGATACGCTGAAAGAGTACTTGAATCTTTGGCATCAGAACAGGATTCACATTTATGTGATCTATGTCATATTTCTGCTTTACTAGGTGTTTAAGTAAGGCCAGTAAAGAATTCGGCTTGATCATTGTTTTCTAATTCGTTTTCCCAATACTGTGTTTGTTCTTTGTATCTGCCTGTCTGCGGATCAAAATCAAAAGTTGCGTAGCCAAGTTTGCCCATGAAGTAATGCTTAACTTTCTGCACATAGACATCTACAAGTCCAGTGTCAAAGTCACGATGTACTACAAATCCATTGTCAGTAACATTAAAGAAGTGGTGCGATCCGCTAATGTCATAGAGTCGTGGTATTTCATACTGCCCATTGTTTTTATTCTTTTGCATCTTCTTTGGGTGAGCCACTAGTAAAACTAGAACTTTGTTAGTCAAGGCAAACTTTTTCATTTTCACCAGCATGCGACCAATCTTTTCATTCATGATATCATTATTCGAGTCTTGCTCAATGTAATTGAATGGATCAAGAATGATAGCATCAACACCTTTTTGTCTAATCAAAGATTTAGCAATGCGTAATAAGTTGTCGATTTTAAAATCATCCAAGTTGGCAGTATCATAGAAAGAAAAGTGACGATTTATATAGGTGAGAGCACGCATGTATATGTCCTTAGACATCCTGCGTTGTATGTCACCTGCGATAGGCTTGCCCACAATTTGTTCAGCCATGCGTATACTTTTGAGGACATTGTCGTTTTCAGGGGAAAACATTGCAAACTTCCAGTTTTTTCGCAAGGCTAAACGAATGCATACTTGATCTACAAATGTAGATTTTCCTGAGCCGGGGACTCCCGATACAACTACAAACTGACCTCGTTTCCAAGTTAAAAGATCATCAAACTCAGGATAACCAACAGAGTCTCCGACTGGGTAACCATTGTCGTATATACTGATGAGTTCATCCATGAAATTGTCAACAGTAGAAATCTCTGGGATGGGTAGTGGTTTTGCATTTTCAAATATAAGAATCAAAGATTCCTTGCCGTACGCTTTTAAATAATCGTTGGCATCTTTAACCTCACCAAACTCAATGATGTAAACATTGTCTGCATCAAACCGTCTTGACAAATCCTCCTTCAGTTTCTTCCCGGGCGTGTCGTTGTCAGTGGCTAGATAAATCTTTTTGTTCTCAAAGAAACTGTAAGTGTTGTCGAGCCATTCTAAGTTGTTGTTACCAACATTGGCTCCAGCAGGACAGCTGACCGCAAAAGGATAGCCTGCTTCATGCCATACCATAGCCTCTTCCTCACCTTCGCAAATAATAATTTGTGGCGATTCTTTAATGGAATTGAGATTGTAAGGGATCTTCTTTGCTCCCTGTACCATTTTAAATTGTTTGTCTCTACTCTTGTACTTGACATTCACTAGAATGGAACCATCAAAATAATTAAAGTTAATTACTTTGTGCTGTTTGCCATCAGCCATCCTCTCAATGCTCTGAGTGACTTTGAAATGGTCGACTGTTGCTTGGCTTAAGCCACGGTCCAAGAAGTACTTGTAAATGCTTTCATCGACTTTATCTCCAACCTTTTCGGGGCGGTTGTACTTTTGCTCGACCACAGTTCCTTTCCACTGACAGTGGTGGCATTTATACAACCCTTCATCGATGTTCACTGACAACGATGGATCTCCAGTTTTCTTTCTAGTAGATGAACATCTTGGGCACTGGGTTTTCAGAACCCCCGAGAACTTACCTTTTAAATCAATATTTAATCTGCTGAACTCCGATGCATAACTCATACCACAATTCTTTTCTTTTGATTATCACCTGAGGTTCTTGGTAACTCAATACACCATCTACTGGCTGCTGACTTCCAGTTTTTCATTTTATTTTTGCCAACCATCCATCCCTTGGACTCATAAAAATGCCAAAACTCAGCTGAGTGTTTTTCGGCATTAGCCACCTGTAGGGTGTCCATGTGAGCTTTAACATCGGAGATTGCTGGTACTTCAAACCTTTTGGTTTTGGGTTGCGGTTCAGGCGTGCGTGCGTATACACCGCACATAGCATCTCGTATGCGTTGTTTCTTTTCTTCTGATAAGTTTACTTCTAGTAAAATTTCAGCGATTGTGTAGAGTAAAATTTGATCGTCATTCATGAGTTTAGTTTTAATTGCAGTGCTTTCTTTTTGGTGATGGGATAATTAAATGGGTCTTCGACAACATCGAATACACAAGCATTCAAAGTATCGGCACAGTCTTCCTCAATAACTGCTACTAGTTTAAGAACTGGTAGGATTTCATACCAAGAGAGTCTGCGAAGATATTCAATTACCTCGAGAGTTTTTGTTTTGCTATGGTCTTTTATACCCATGTGCTCCATGACCCATTGGTAACTGATATCAAAAACAAAACCGGAAGTTGAATATATTCTTATTGTTTCTTTTTTCATTGATCTGTTCTTGAATTTGATATAGTTGTTTGATAGCCTCTTCCATGGTGCTATGCTTTTCGATTAGGGTTTGATTTACATACAAACGATAATCTCGTTTCTCGTTTGTAACTCCTTGTACAATACGAGCATCATAAATCTCAAAGATGTTGTTCATAGATATTATTGTTTACGATTTTATCAATGGTGGTGTGATAGAACTTCTTGCCTTTCTTGGTCTGAAACCCCATATCATTGCAAAGTCTAGCAATGGTAGAGTGTGGCATAGTATTCTTCCAGCTGAAGATAGTTTTAACTATTTTCATTTCTTCTTCATCCACAATCAAAGATCCATTTTTCTTGTGAAACCCTAAAGGTGTAGGACCGCAATAAACTTTCTGTTCTTTTTTCAGGTACTTCATCACAGATGAAATCAATTCCCCACGCTGGTTGCTTTCAAATTCAGCAAAGGCTCCCATCATCTGAAGCATAAGTTTACCATGAGAAGTAGATGTGTCTATTTGAAAGTCTAATGTGTAGAACGAAACGCCCTTACTTTCTAGAAAAGATATCCATTTCAAAGTATCCTTTAGGTTTCTACCGAAACGAGATAGACTATAGACTACAATTACATCGATTTGTTTTTTCTCTACGAGTTTCATCATCTTCATAAACTCTGGTCTGTTTTCAAACTTACGACCAGAGACTCCGGGGTCAGAGAATGATGCTACTATAGAGTAGTTATTTAGCTTACAGAACGCTTCTATGCGATCTTTTTGGTTTTCTAATGATGATCCATCTTCGACTTGATTGTCGTGGCTCACACGCGTATAAAAAGCGGCTCGTTTCATTTTGGTATTTTTTTAATTATCTCTCGTAGTATTAAATGTATAAAGGTTCCCTTTGATATTTTGGTAGATTCAGAGTAGCGTGATAGCATGTGCCAGTTATTCTGTGATATCTGCACTGGCATTTTAATGGATTTCTCGTACTCCTCCACGGTTTTGCGAATTCTAGTTCGGTGCTTATTAAAATAAGAGTGAACGATATCATCAATTAAATTAGCTGGCGATGAAAAACCATTCTCATCAGCCAGCTTCTTTAACTTTGTGTACTGCTCACTACTCAAGACAATGTTGATTACTTCAACATTCTTTTTTCTAATCTTAAGTTGAGTCATAGAATTAATCTGTATAGCACATAGATGCCTATTGCCCAAAGACTGTAATAGATAATCATAGCAGTCTCAAGGACAAGAAACTCCTTGTGAGGTTTATTCCTGAAGATATACCGCAAAATTGTAAACATATTTAATTCGTATTGGTAGTGTTACATTGCCTTGATAAAGGCAGTAATCTGTAGGAATGGCAAACCGATATGCTATGTTCATATGATCTTTTGAGTATAAATTGCTTTGATATAACTTTCTGTGGTGTGTTTGCCGTTGTAAGGATAAACGCAGATTTCGTTGTAGTCTTCACAATAGTGGACATCAAAGAAAAAAGTTCGCCCATTTTCAGTTACATTTACGGTAGTCCACCAATCATCTTCAGTGGGAGCTATGGTCAAAACAAACGAGGCGTTTTCATAGAAGAATACTAACTCATGCATGCGTTTTTCTTGCATGGGTAGTGATTTGAGATACTCCGAAAACTTTGATTTGCGGTATCTGAAAAAACTAGAATACTGAGGGAACTCATTGGCAAAGAGTCGAGCAAAAAGCGGAGCGAAGTTGTTGTTGATTTTGAACTCACCGTCACCACGCTCAGCACGCTTCCAGCGAATGATTTCAAAAATGCCGTTGGCACCATAAGTTTTAAAGCCCATTTTCATTGCATCAAAAGCTACTGCTTTAAATGCATCGTAAAGGTGTGGATTGGTCTTGTGGTATTCCAAGAAATCTTTGTTCTCGATACCATCGAATAGGTCAAGTTGTTGATTGTTATTAGTCATTTTCATTTTTATTTTCCAGTGAGTAAAAGGCGATCATTATCACGAAGAGAAAGGACAAGCCCATGCCTCCAGCGATGATCTGTGCAGTGATGGGATAGTGCACAATGCACCATCCGTAGAGCAATCCGCTAAGGATTGTTGAGAGTACGATAATAAAGTTTTTCATGATTTGTTTATTGTTGCTCATTGTTACCTCCCTTCTAAAGTGCTACCTAACGGCAAGTGATTAACTGCTAATATTTTTATATTTGTTGTATCAAATATGTTTTTAATAAATGTAATTTCTTCAAGGTCATTCCAGTTTTGTACAGTTTTTGTTAATTCATCTTGGTCGTATTCGTATTCCCTTGATAACCTTTCTTCAAAGTAATACCATGCATTATTGAACCAAAGAAACCTGCTTACGCCATTTACTGTTTGACCTATGTCAAATACATCTCCGTTTTTTATTTGTTTATTGTTGCTCATTGTTACCTCCGAATTATTCATTATTACCTTTAATTATAATTTCCTCATAATAAGATTCTCCATCCCAAGACATATTCCAAACTCGCCCACGGTCAAATGCTTTGACTATTTCTTCCTTGTCTATTTCATTTGCTTTGTTATACCCATCAATAAAGGCATTCCTTTCAGAATTACTAAATGGATAAAGTTTCATCGCCAATTCTAAAACATCGGCTTCCGTTTGTTGTTTATTGTTTGTCATTGCTTACCTCCTCCGTAGGTTTCGTTGTAGTAATCAGTAGATAACTTTGTGTCTTTGTAATGCTCTCCATCACAATACGCTTTTCTGATTTGTTGCTTCTCCATTTCTTTGGCATGTTCAAGTATTTCTTTCATACTTAAGTTGGGTTTTAACATTTCTTGTTCTAACCACTCAATTGCCGTCTGTTTTTTTGTCTTCCC